TTATTGGGCTGTGATGATGCCTCTGGTGCCGGCATCGCTGTCAAACCAGGTATCCTCTCCCTTGAGCCGGCGATCCCCCTGAATGGTGTAGGTGATATAGCCATCCTTGACGATCAGGGCGCCATCAGATTTCTTGGCCTTCAGCTTCTTGTTGTTAACCCATACCTGATCCTTGGCATCGATACGGATATTGGCCACGGTGGCACCGGTCTGGGGCTGCGTGGCAATCCAGTGACCGGCATAGGGACTGGCTGGAGTGGCGACGGAGCCAAATCCGGCGGCTGTGTTTTCGGCCTTGCTCTTGTGAATGTCGCAGCCCTGGGCCTCAGTGACCTGGGTACACCCGGACTGTTCCAGTTGTTGACGATACTTGGCGCTAATGGCGTGAGCCGGAGTCATGCCCATCAGGGCGAGAGAGAGTAGTAAGGCAGTCTGTTTGAACATGATGAATCCTTAAGCGAGTGAAATAAGTGGCGCTAGCCACTTGAACGTCCATATTGCGAGAGCCGCTAAGAACCTATGAACGAGCCCCGGCAGCATGGCACCCTTGTTGATGGCAGACAAGAGGGCGCCTTTGGCCAAGGCCGTGCCACTATCAAGTTGCTGATGCCCGAGATCTGTCTCTCTAGACAAGTGCTGTCGCGAGCACCAGCCCAATGGCCTCCAAAGGCGGTGGGCGAAGTGATAGCACCAGTGATAGGGTTCACTTACATAGTTAATTTAACATAATATATATTATGCGAAGTAACGTCTTGCTCAGGCCCAGGGCTCATCAACACAGCTACGGCAAGGGTTAGCGCCGCGCTGGTTGCCTTTGAGTACTTTGTCAAAATGCTGTACCACGCTTTCTTTAGCTCGGGATCGGTCTCCCTGACGGCAGCTAGATTGATTAGCACTTCTTCAACGTCGAGGCCGATTTCCTCGGCGAGCTTTTTTGCTGTGGCATCAGTGAGTTGCACCTTTCCAGTTGTCAGGCTGGAGATGTGGGACTTGGTAAAACCCAGCTCTGCGGCAACTTGCTGGTACTGAGAGAATTTTTTGGCTCTCATGTAGGCCTGAATAAGGGCTTTTGAGTCCATGTTTCTGTCTCCTCACGCTTTCTAGTGGGCATATAACACACCTAAAGAGGCAAAAAGTCACCCGTTGTTAGTTAGATTTAGTTCTGATTCAATTTGGTCAGTTCATAATAAATCTGACTTACCCATGACCCACTATAGCCCACAAAACCTAGACCTGCCGGCGCTCACAGAGCGCAAGGTCTACTTTCAGGCTGAGCCGACGGGCGATTTCTCCGCCTGCATCGCGGGTCAGGTTGAGATGTTCCGCGATTTGCATGAGCTGCGGATCTACCTCTCTATGACGTACTCCGATACGGTGTTTGAGCTGGTCGAGGTGACGGAAGCCACATGGCGCGGGTTCTATGACCAAGGGGTCTTTTTCGATGACTGGTCATAACGCCGCGATGCCGATAAATAGGGTTATCGGCAATAAAACCCTGATCGACTATCTCTCGTTTACATGGACGCCCGACGAGCTGCGCCGCATGACCGACTTGGCCAAGCAAGGCGCACTGCTCAAGGCAATCCCACGCTTCCCGACCGCTAACCGCTTTATCAAGGCGGCCTATCCTGCGCCGGCCATCGAGGGGTTGCGTAACCTGTGGGCCCGTCCGGCGGTGTTCAACCCCCTGCCCTCCTCGGACGGCCAGCCCGACCAGTTCGCCGTCAAAGCCCCCTACCCTGTCTGGACCCCGTCCATGACCGAAATGATGGAGACGGCCTTGGCCTCCGAGTATCGCTCCCGCGCCGACATGGCCAAGGAGCTCAAGGCCCTCTGCTCTACCCTGCTGGAGTTCTCCGAGTTTGAGGTGGTGCCCGAGGCCAAATTCTGGCATGCCTACAATGACTTGATTGACAGCTACGGCGTCCAGTTGCTCGACGCCCTTTGCTGCGCTGAGCTGGAGCTGTGGCTGCGCGAGTTGAACGAGACCATTGGCGTACCCATCCCGGGACCACGCTTTACCCTCTCCCCTCGCTCGGCCGGTCTGCACGGTTACGCCCACTCGGCCAATCTGCTGTGTGATGGCCTCCCCTGCGGTCTGGTGGCATGGGGCGCTGCCAATCATGGCTGCATGGTCAGTTTCTCCGGCGTGGGCTGTGCCGCCCTCGATTTTCAAATGCTGCATCTCGTTATCTCTCACATGCCATCGGTCCGCATCACTCGGGTGGATTTGGCGCTCGATGACTACAGCGGTGAGGTGATCTCCTACCAAGGCGCGATTGCCGGTGCCGAGGCTGGCGAGTTTCACCCGCAGCGGGGCCGCGCCCCGTCATGGATGAAAATCGAGTCAGGCGAGTTCGTGATAGCCGAGATATCCAAGGGCATCGCCAAGCGCTACGGCATGGCCCCGACCAAGGGGTGTTCGTTCTATGTGGGGAGCCGCATCAACGGCAAGTGTTGCCGTATCTATGAGAAGGGCAAACAGATGCAATCGGACGAGCACCCAGGTTGGGTGCGTGCTGAGGGGGAGTTGCACAATAAAGACAGAGTGATCCCGCTCGATGTATTGATAAACCCAGACCCCTATTTTGCCGGCATGTATCCGCAGTTTGCCAAATGGCTTGATGCCGTCAGCGAGCAAGAGACCATGCCGGTACGGGTCACCACCTTTAAAAACAAATTCAAAACCAGCCGTGACAACGCCGTTTTTAATATGTCGCGCATGGCGGGACGCCTTGTTAATTGGTTAGCCAATGTTGAGGGGATGGCCCCTGAAAACATTATTAACCAATTAACAGCGCACTTGGAGCCCGATCATATTCCGGCGCGGTTAAGAATGCCGTTACCCCCTGAGATATTAATGGGCGAATGCTCGTTATTCTCGATCTAGATAATTTGACCTCACTAAGGTTCTTCAAGGAGAAAAGTCATGTCTCTGCTGACTGGTATTTTGATTACCCGTGTTACTCACGGTTTCGGTGTATCTCGCAAATCCGGCTCTCCGGTGCCCTATGATTTCGCACAAGTCGAATATCTGTCCCCGGCCAATAACTTCAACAAGCCCGAGTGCAATATCACTTCGTGGGGCTATGAGGTGCGTCAATTGGCCCTGCGTAATGACTCGGCCACCATCAAGGAAATGGCCGACTGCCCCAAGCTGGTCGCCGTGGATCTCATTCTCGAGGCGGACCCGCAAAATCCGACCCGTAACGTGGTCGTTGGTTTCCAGCCGACCAAGAAGCCGGCGTAATACCGCGCACCGAGGAGGAGGAGCGAGAGCGCGCAGCGAGCGACGACGAGGGCGCGACAATGGTCTGTCTCGATATCACCGCTGAGGGTTACGCCCGATTGTCCGAAGCGGGTAATTGCCAATATGTGCTCCTGAGCGTACAGGAGCACACGAAATTAACGGATATATCAAACTGGTTCCAGCTTGATTATTCCACTGTAACGATGGCCTTTGGGATGGGATTAGCCATCTGGGTTATCGGTTTAAAACTGGGCGCACTTGCCCGAGTCATAGTTAGTGCTAAACGAGGATAAATCTCATGAAAAATCTGTCTGTTGTGTTCCGCAATGCCTGCATCGGTGCCGCTGTTGGCCTGTCCACCACTGCCGCGTTTGCCGAGGGGACTGCCGCCGATGCGGCTAACGCCGCGCTGGCCGCTGCCCAATCCGATGTGATGTCCACCTCGCCCAAGGTGATGGCCGTGGTCGCTGCCGTGGTGGGTGTCGGTATCCTGATCAGCCTTATCCGCAAGGCTTAACCTCATGTCCCTGCTGATTGGGACGCTGTGGTTTCTGTTTTTTGTTGAGGGATACCGAAGCGCATTCAGTATCTAAATAAGGGCGGCTTAGGCTGCCCTTTTGTTTTAAGGGGGGCTTGTGCGGTTTCTATTTATCCTTTTCTGTTTTCCCATGGCGGCGATGGCATCTTGTCCGAAAGGAATAAGCTCTGGTTATATTGATGAGAATTGGTCTCGTCCTGTTTGTCTTAAAAATTCAATGTCATCTTTGGGGGGGTGTTATGTCAATTGCGATAAGCTTTGTATTTTTATGCCGAACCCTGATGGGTCCAACTCTCTGGGCCCTGTTTATACGACTGGTGTGGAGTGTGTTCCGGGCGATGGCGCGGGTGGTGATTCCGGAGGCGCTAATGGAACTGATAATGGTAATGGAGATTCGAGCGGCAATGACGGAGGTGACACTGGCGGGGATAGCGGTGGTGACACTGGCGGGAATAGTGGTGGTGATACTGGCGGTGATAGCGGCGGCAATACAGGAGCTAATCGTTGGTCTCCAATATTTCCCCATTATGGAGATTATGCCTCAACTGTTCGAGTGTCGCTGATGACATTAAATGACAATTTGGGGCGCGGTTTTGCTAGTTTGAATGAGGAAAATCGTTACTCATATAGCGCCCTGAGCGGTATTAATGGCAGTGCGCGCAAGATTGCCGATAATACATTCAACACCCTGAAAGAGACCTCAAATTTAAAGTATTCGTTTGATGCTAACATGGCTTCAATTAATCAGGGGCTGCTTGATATTAAGAATGAAATAGTAAAGTCTAACGGATTGCTCGAAGGAAAAGGGGAGCCTTCGAAACCTCCAGTTGCGGGGGAAGGTGCATGGACTCAAGATAAGGTAGATGATGTTTGGCAAAGTACATTTTCCGCTAGTAATTTTTTAAAGAACATTCAAGGAAATACCAGACCGCTCTCTAATATTTTGAATGTTCTTAACGATATTAAATATGGCGGTGTTGGTGCTGGTTCTGGTTCTTCCGGTTCTGGTGGTTGGAATCAAGATTCCATTTCTTTTGTGAAAGACAGGTTATTTCGCTCTAACGAGAATGAGCGGGATATGATTTTTGCATTGCAGGATATCAAGGGGTTATTGGAGTCTGGTTCTGGTTCTGGTTCTGGTTCTGGTTCTGGTTCTGGGGATAGCGGTGCATCGGGCATCGATTATTCCAAAATGCCAGGCTCTGGGGATAATCCGCTCGCCGTCAAAGGCGGACATTATCAATCCAAGTGCAACGGCAAGGATTGCTTCTTTGATGTGGCCGCGATGGAGAAGCAACTGAGCGACGCTAATAAAGCCCTCTCGGCAAAGTATGATGATATTGCCAAGGATGTGAAAACGGTCTTTGACTTTAATCTCTCTGGTTCATCAGGGGTGCTTGAATGTTTCGACCTGTTTACTTATGACGGGACCGACTATCGAGTGTGTCCCCCATCTAAAGATTATTGGCAGACGCTGGCGGCGATGATGATGTTTATTTTCTACTTCGTCGCCCTGATGGTGATATTTAAGAGGTGATGACATGGAATGGCTCGGGGAGTTCTTTGGTTCTTTCTTTAACGATATCTATCAACTGTTGGTGCAGTTCGGCGCATGGCTGGCGGTCAAGCTGATTATTTCATGGGTGGAGTTCAAGCTATTTTTGCTCACCTTCTCATGGGATGTGGCCAAGGAGATTCTGGTTAATATCCATTTCAGTGAGCTGATCTCCACCTCCTTCAATGCCCTGCCTGCCGAGATGCGCGGCATTTTGCTCTATCTGCATCTGGATAAGGGGCTGGCCATCTTGTCACAGGCGTTTGTGACGCGCTTTTTGCTCAATATGATGGGGTGGTAAATGTCGATTAAGATTCATCACGGCGCCCCCGGCTCCTACAAATCCTCGGGAGCCATTCACACCGATGTGATCCCCGCCATCAAGGCCGGTCGCCATATCATCACCAACGTGCGCGGCTTTACGGCTGACCGGTGCCGCGAGGTACTGGGCAAGGCGGTGCCTGATGACTTTCAGGTGACTTACATCGAGACCGAATCCCAAGATGGCCGCGACCGGTTCGCCCGTTTCTATCACTGGGCCCCCAAGGGCGCTTTTTTCCTTGTCGATGAAGTGCAGCGGATTTTTCCGCCTGCATGGCGGCAGAGCGATTTGGACCGCCTCGATTACCCAGGTGGGCCCGATGTGGCCAAGGCGGACGAGCGTCCCGAGACTATTGATGTGGCCTTTGATATGCACCGGCACCACAACTGGGATTTCGTCTTTACTACTCCGAATATCAAAAAGGTGCATGCCGTTATTCGGGCGGCGGCGGAAACCGCCATTCGTCATACCAATATGGGCCTGCTCGGGATTGGGGGCCGCTATAAGACGGTGTTGCATCTGGCGGATAATAGCGGGTCATCCATGTCTGATGTGTTGCAAGCCAAGCCATTTAACAAGGTGCCGAAGTATGTTTTTAAACTCTATGACTCAACTACAACGGGTAAGGTCTCGGATACAATTGCGGGCAGCTCGATACTCCGAGATCCTAAAATACTTTTTTTTCTGGTCTTTATTGGACTGTGCATCTTCTTTGGCTTCATCAAGCCGGACTATATTGATGCACCTGCTAAGGCCTCTGCGCCCTCTCCTGCCGCTTCTGCGGCTGCTGGGGCGGTGGGTGATTCGTCCGGTGCTGGGGTACGTCCTAGCGGCGCTCCTGCTGCGGTTAGTGGCGGGGTTTTTTCTGTAGGGCCGTGGGCAGGTTCAAAACTGGTCATCACTTGTCATCAGTTGATTAAAGACAACTTGGGTGATTATCAGGTGAGCTATTGCTTCTCCCTACGCAAGGGGGACAATTTCAGTCCATTGGACAGCGACGATTGGCCGGATCAGTTTGCGATGGTTGAGCCTATTAGCGGTTGCCATGCTGTCGTCAAGTATGAGGGTCAGCCGGTGGATGTGTATTGCGACCCCGATGGGGATACCCTGCGGCGCAAGTATAACGCTGGCCTCTATGCCGCTGACCAGAAGTCATCACAGCCAGGTGATAACCGGACATAGCAAAATGGGCGCTGGGTGTCGGCCCACTCGGGCTTTCAGCAGCCATGCCCCGCGCGCGGGGCATACCCAAGGGCATAGCTTTAGCTATGACCGCAACACCGAGCCATCTCGGAGCTTCGTAGGGGTATGCACTCATTGCGAGGTTCTTTAAACCCTGCCCGTTCGGGCACCCTCCTCCCCCTTCCTGCCAAACCCTAAAGGCCACTGCACTTACAGCGTCAACGCCTGCTGTTGGTCCCCCAAGCGCCCCCCGCAAGGGCCGTTTACGGCCCGATTCGTCGGGGGATTAGCGCGCAGTGGGGACTGAGGGGCTTACTGTTGGTCTTTTCTGGGGCGGTCGGAGGCCCCCCCGTGTAGTAATACGGGGGGAATTCTACCCCATCCCCTACCCCATCTGAACCCCTTGGACACTCGGGGGTGGGGCCATACGGGCAACCTCTCGGCCTCGGCCCACTCGGGCTAGTGTGTAGAGCAGGGGCGACCTTACAAAAGCGCGGGGGGCGCAGCCTCCAGCTTTTGCGGCGCTCTGCGCCGACGAGTCTCTTTTCTATCAACCCAACAAAATGGGGGCCACTGCCCCCACCGGTTACGATACGCCTAACCTCTTACGCCAGTGATAGGCCTCGTTCTGCCTCTCTGACCGCTCGGTCTGGATCACTGCGATAGCCTCCAGCCTTCGCCGGTCGTACCTGACGCCGTTGGGGGCTATCAGGCAGTCATTGGCCATCCTCCACCCCTCCCAGTGCTTCCAGATGCTCGGGAGTTCTCTCCCCGAGGCCATGCGCATCACACGCTTGCAGACGGGCGGGATCTCTTTGCCTTTGTCCCAGATTGTGACCTGCCTCACAGAAACGAAACATAATTTTGCCGTCTCCTCTACTGATAAACCGCATTCAAACCAGCGAAAAATGAAGTTTTTGGTCAACTCTCGTTCCATCCGTGTAAATACCTGATAAACCTGCAAAATTGCAAGGCATGGCTTATCGGCGGGTTTCAGATGGGCGTTTAACAAAACGTGAAATTATGCGAAGTGCCTGATGCGGAGGATAAGGAATGAAGCTGAAAGCGCCCTGGAGCCGTTTTGATGTGGCCGACAGCCTGACCAGCAAAGCCGAGATGGTCGCCTATCTGCAAGCCGCTCTTGAAGATGGTGATCCGGCACTGCTGACGGCGGCGTTTGATGATGTAGAGCATGCTCGCACCAAACTGCGTGGCCAGCCGCATTACACGCTGGAAGAACTGCTGGCTCAGTGTGACCCCAATGCCACGTCACCAGGTGAAATGGATTGGGGTCCACTTGTTAAAGGCTAGGCACTCCAACTTATGGAGATGAATGGGTTGGTTTTTATCCAGGAGATAATCTCCTGAACACGATTTTTTCTCTCATCAGGTAGTTGCGCCATAAGAGCGTCTTGAGTTTGCTCAAGGTTTCCCGAGCAGAGCTCTTGGCATTCATTTTCGAATCTTATGAGCAGTTTGCGGTCTGACTCTGCTCGTTGCTTAATACGTGGATTAACACTGCAACGATTTGAGTCGATTGCTGCGTAGGCATCCAGAATGGATTGTTTTAGGGTTTTCATATAAAGCCTCCGGTTTAAGATATATGAGAAGGCTTTCCATGCCACCGACCGAAGCCGAATGACTTTGGCTTATGTCCTGCCATCCAGTACACACTTATACTAAATGCTTTGTCAATAACGTTTACCTGTGGCGCCGATAACCCTATTTATCGGCATCTGCCGTGAGAGATAACGGCGCCGTGTATTTATCTACGGCGATACAATTCCCGCAGTAAATCGGTCGAAGGTGAAACGCCCTCCTTAGTTTCTTGGTCTGCGATCTTGAGCAGGTCATCGCCCAAGTCGGCCTACCCCGCCATCCGATCTCCCTGCCGCCTGACCACATAGAGGTCGGCCAGCCTAGCTAGCTGATCCAGCAAAGCCCCCTCTCCCACCACATGCTCCCGCTCAGCCAGAAAATCCGGTGACGCCCTTTCCTGCTCGCCGTCGTCATCCCAAGCATCCGCCATAGTCCCTCCCCTAACACCGAAGCATCCCATTTTGAGACAAGAGTTCACTATTAAAGTCAGTGGTTAAGTCCCCTGCCCTCCCTGCACTGCGGGCTGTTTTAGAAGGCGATTTTCTATACGAAACGCGCGGTGACGACAGATATTTACCCGCACAACGGGTAATAAATTCCCTCTTGGGGCGGTCTGAATGATGACAGTGGCGCCTTCACCCCGCCTTTAGTACCATCCCCTGCGTTTTCTGCGGAGTATCTTATGCTGATGCACACCCAGGCCGTGACCGGCCTTCCCACCAATCATCCCTGGGCCATGAGTGACAAGGAGCTGATCCGTCAGCTGCAGGCGCTCAGTGCCAATCTTCCCCCTCATATGGCCGCCCTGGTGTTCGAGGCGGCGCAGCGGCTTGGCGACTACAGCGAAGAGCCCTGACCCTCTCTCTTTGTCCCGCTCCCTTCTTCACGCCTCCTCCAACAAGGGTCAAGAGCGGGACAATGCTCTCACTTGTTTTATAAATCGCGACTGTTATCTCTCACGCGCCGGCGCCAGATGATCAAGAGGTTTGCTGCGCGCACTCTCATGGCGCTCCGCATGGCTGGTGTGAAGATATCGGGAGGTGGTCTCTATGCTGTCGTGCCCTGCGTCGGCCTGAACGTGGGAGAGCGGGCGACCGTTGAGGTTGATGTCGTGGGTAATGCCGGTATGACGAATGGCGTGCACGGTCAGGGTGCGCATCTCGGCGGCGTCTTGCCAGTGCCCGGCCTGCTCGGCCAGATTGGCGCCAGCCGTGATGACATTGCCGATCAGCTCCCTGAGCTGACGGATCCCCAGATTGGCGTTGAGCTCCCCCTGCTCGCGGCCGTGTCCGGCCGCCTTGTGACGTACAAATAGCGGTGTATTTTCCCCCGGGGCTGGCAGCGGTGAAAGGCCAAGAAAGCCACGATAACGTTCGAGCCCCTGCAGCAACGCTGCCGAGACCGCCACGGTGCGCCGCTTTCCTCCCTTGCTGCAGGGAATGTGATAGCCCCAGACGCCTGTCTTGTTGTCGCGGCGAAACTGGCTCATCACAGGGCTAAAACCTGGCCTGGCGGCGACTTCAGAGATGCGCAGGTAACAGGCATACATGAGACGAACCAGAAAGAGGGTGCGTTCATGCTGCTCGGGCTGGGCATGGGCCAGCTCCTCGGCGGCCTGTACCACATAGGACCACTGCAGCTCGCTAAAGGCCTGCACACTCTCTTCGCTCCCCTCCACCGGCCGCTTGGTGCGTTGCAGGAGCAGCGCCGGATTTCTCTCCATGTACTCCTCCTGAATGAGGAACTGGAAGAAGGCGGAGAGGATGGCCAGCTTGGTGCGCATGGCCGGCTCACTCAGACGATAGGGCTGGGGCCGGCCATCCTCCTTTTTGCCCAGAAAGGGACGCCAGGCGGGGTTGGCCAACCGCTCTCCCCACTCCTTGTCCCGAACAAACTGGGCGACGTTGTAATAGCCGATGAGTTCGACCGGCGGAGCCTGACAAAACTCCAGATAGCGCATCATGATGCGGCGGGTGAGATCCTTGGGGCTGATGCAGGCCTGCTCGAAGCACCAGTGCAAGAAGGTGGTGAGTTCACTGCGGTAGGTCTTGTAGTTGTTCTCGCTGTGGCGCTGCTCGAGCAGCCAGTCCACGGCCAACTCATAGACGAGCCCCGCATCCGGGATGTGGGTCAAACTCAGGCTGGCCAGGTACTGGTTAACCTGACCATTGCCCTCTTCGAGGTGGGCAAGGGTGTCAAACAGGGGCATGGCGGGGGGAAGGAGTGGATTCAT